TAGTCCTGCTGAGATGGTAAGGTCATACTTGGTTCTGTTATCTATCCTGAATCCAACCCAATCCTCTAGGGTTCTATTTAGGTACATCTTGCCCATGAGACCCGTATCTACGGACTCGCCTACACTATTATGTATATAAGCTTCAATGGCCATAGCATGCGCCTGAATGACCTCTGCGGACGTAGAAGGGATGCCCTTAGTCTTGACTTTAGAGTTTGCTCCGCCTAGATGTGTAGGACGATCCATAAGGAACTCAAGGTAACCCCTCTCTTCGAAGTACCTAGCGATACCATACTTGTTGTTCTCTATTAGTATAGGGTAACCAAAGAATACCGCAGCCATGAGACAATCCTCATAGAATATCTTCGCCATAGGGGGTCTAGAGCAGTACTCAGCAACGAATGTGTTACCTGTTTGGTTCATACTGAACTTATTATAGAAGTGGCAAGCTCCTTTAGAGCCTCGGCCATCAACTGTAGCATCAAGGTCATAACTATCTACTCCACCCACACCTTTGTTACTATTGCCTGCACTCCAATGCCCATTACGGTGCTTTGTTTTCTTATTCCTCTGATCTACTGCAGGTTGCCATGCAAGAACCCAACGACCTTCAGGATTTGGAACAAACTGAACCTCAGAATCAATAACCCCGCCTTTCCATACAAAATTCCCTTGGACTGTAGGCTTGGGATACATCATGCTGTTGTACTCTAGTTGCTCGTAGATCTTACCTAGGTTAAATAGGCTAGAAGTAACAGAATCTCTAAACGCCTCATCGGGACTGAAAGGAAACTGTCTAACCACCTCATTCAATTCGTTCGCGTCACCCTTAAGTGCATTACGCTCATTGCTAAGGTAAGTCCTTGCGCCTATATCTATAATTTCACCATCATTAGCTATGACAGGCTCAGAAGGATCCTCAACGATAGGATTTCCGAACTTATCAAAGAAACCCTCTAACGCCTCAAAAGAAGGGATGAATATCCTATACAACATAGAACGTGTACGTCCGTTAGCGTTACGCTCACTAGGGTTGGAATCTGCCCACAAGTCCTTGAACTGACTGCCACCTTTTGCTAAAGGGTTAACCGTAGAACCAACGAGTGCCGTACCAACTATCTTACGTCCAACGATCAGACATGTCCTGTTGATCCTCCACGCCTCACGAACGTCTGCGGGCTTCTCCCACTTACCTGCCTCATCAAGAAACAAGTAATAGAGACGCTCTCCGTCATACGCATTGTTAACTGTGTTTTTCCAATTTATTACTGTGTTCAGTGCTTGGGTGGCTACTGATGTTTTGTTGTTCTTCGTGATCTTCTTAGAAGGTTCCCTGAAGGCTAGCTCCATACGCGGGTTGGTTGAGCCGTCCTGAATAGGCTTAAAGAAGAAAGGAAGTTTTCTATACATAGGTACTGCCTTCTTCATGAAGATGTTCTCCTGTGCGTCTTTACCTGTCTTAGACATAATACCAATGGCTTTGTCTGAAGCAATAGTGCCTTCGGCCAATAGAGTCGCTACAGCCATGTTAGTATAGCCCGAACGTCTACACTTAACAAACAACTGACCTACACTCCTAGAGTCCACCTTACAAGCCTCCTGATGAACAAACAGCTTCCGTTGGAAAGCCAAGTAATCACCATAAAAAGAACCATCAATGTTAACCCACTGAAGCATGAAGTAATGGTTACCCGTAATAAAGGTAGCAGTACCATTTATATACATCCATAAGCCCTCAGTTCTACGCTTGAACTCTTGCTCAATGTATCCGCTGTGAGTCTTACGGAAGGAGCTTGGCTGCTCTGCCCATGCGTCCATAGAGTTTATACCCTTTAGAGCTGTAGGCATCTCAACCCTTTTCCAATACTGTTCGTCTGTTGGTAATTCAGAGTACAAGATATCCTTGTCTTCGGGCTGTAGAGGTAGTTGGATCTTTAACCCATCTATATCTATAACCTCTCCTGCGGTTCCGTTCGGGCAGATATTAACCACCTTCTCCTCTTCACCCTCTATAATTACCAATCCTGCCATTATTTCTTACTGTATCGTTCAGCGAAGCCACCTGAGAAGTCTACTGCTTCATCAACGTGACCGTCGTTCTCCATTGCATTCTTAATCATCTGCTCTATCTCCTGACGGATAACAAGCATCTCTTTAGCATCTAGTGCTGTTTGCTTTATTGAAGCGAGTTCAGCCTTTCGTCCCGAACCGTTAAGTTCAGGATCGATTGGCTTCTTTATCTCCTCAATCATGTTGTGTATAGCCATCTCCGTAGACATCAATAGTTGACGGGCGGCCTCTTCTGTGAAGTTATTCGACATCGGTTTCATATACAAAGATTACACCGCTAGGCTTCATTCTGAAGACTTGATCACCATTAGGTAGGTTGATGCGGTAGTCATGGTTCTTAGTGTAGCGTACTTTATCGCCTGCACCAATGCCAAGCTCATCTGTTCCATCGCCTGTGCAATAGACTAAAGCCTCACAGCTTACCTCCTCAAGAACGTTACCTAAGAATATACCACTCTCAGTCGTGTTCTCTTGAATTTTTTCAGATGTAGCTAATAGGAAGATCCAATCACCAAGCATGATGATCTCACCGCTCTCCTTCATTGCTGCGTATGCTTGACCGTTAGGCGTTGCATAGTCCCAAGCTACTAAGTAGTTGTCGTCACCAATGCCGTACTCTTCAGGCTGTTGGTTTATGTGATGATGGAATATAAGCGTGTCGCCTACCTCTACTCTTGGGTCTACATCTCTAGCCTTCAACGGGAGGGCCACGATCTTACCATAAGCAATTCTTCCTTCAAAATCATCAAAGCGGGTGTCTAGAACTAAATCTAGATCACCAACCTTTACTGCATCCCTATATAAATTAGGGACGTTTACTATAAAGTCATGTAGAGGCTTCATAATTCAATGTCGTATTCGATTACACATGGCATGTCTTCAATAGACTTCCACAGAATAATACCATCTGCGTTCTCTACATATACAAGATACCTTGACTTACCGTATAGAGACTGTGCTCTTCCGTCGGCTACTATGGCATGTATTTTACCATTACCGTATACTGATTGCCCGACAACAAATGCCATGGCGTTCTTTGGATCGCGTCCTGCGATTATCTTTCTGATTGCGTTGTCCATGATCTAGTTAGCTTTACCTGCTGTGTTATCTCCAATGAACTTCATCCAATCTGCGTCAGTCCAATCGGATGTATCATCCAATGAAGTAGGGATAGCGCTTTCATGCGACCTTACCATTTCGTGGTAGTAGTCTGAACTGATTGTTAAGATCTGATCTAGCTCCTCTTCGTCCTGAACCATGTAGTCCATTACTGTTTGTAGCTTAGTAGCGTCTTCGCCGTATTCAGTCTCTTCGGTTTCGTGTGGTGACCAAATGCCACCTACGAAGGTGTGGCACCAATTGTCAGTATGACCGTACTCTTCTACGATCTCCTTGAGTTCGTCCATCTTCTTTGAGACGGCATTTAGGAACTCTTGGTTGTTTAATTCTTCCATGTTATGTATATTTAATTTAATTAAGTACTTATGTACTTAACACAAAGATACACATAGAAATGCCAAAGAGCAAGCTGCACATATCAAAGATCAACCGTGAATTCCTTCACCTGAACGACAAGTACGTCAAAAGCAATGAGTTGAAGTACATGGGCTTGGCTGTACGCGACATGGTAAAGAGTGAGGATTTCAACAGAGTTCAGTTAGAAACGATGCTGTACTTATATGACTTAGAGTTCTTTGAGATCACTTGGGCTGCCAAACAGATGGGAGTTAGCCGTAGATACTTTTACGAGCAAACAATCCTTCCACTCAAGAAATCAGGGTATCTAACAGAGTACCTGCATCCTACTAAGGATAGAGAGTCTGTTGATGTATTCTTTGATGTCAAGAGGAACGCACAGAAGCTCAGCCTATCACACAAGGGCCGTCACGCGGTTCAGCGCCTCTACAGAAAGATTAGGGGAGATGAGGAGATTAGATACTAGTAGAACCTCTCAGTAACTTCTGAGTACTCCTCGTCATATCTCTCGGTTACCTTGTCGCTCCATGCCTTTTCAGCCGTCGACCCCTCCTTCTTAAGTCTCTCTAAATCCCTCGCTAGTGTTTTCCTTGGTGGCTCTACAAGCATAATGTGTTCTAGGCAAAACAGGCAGAACCTTAGTTTTACGCCAAACCATGAGAATCTCAGGGTGGTATTAGTGATGTTGTTGCGT